TACGTGCTCCGTTATCGTATTCGATTGTGTTTCTATTGTATGAATAAACACCAGCACGAATAAAGTCAGGTAAGTTTTCGTAACCAAAACGGTAACGATCCATAATGTCTTTAGCACCTTCATATTTGTGTGCGGCAATAAGAACTTGGCAGTCTGGAACAAACATTGTGTACCACAGCAGGTAAGCAACTGCACAGGTTGTTTTACCCATCTGACGCGGTAACATTGCAATACATTGCTTGTTTTCGTGATAGGCCTGTATTAGTCTAACCTGATATTCATAAGGTTCAAAAGGTATGCTACCTCTAACCGGGTGTTGAATTTTAATAAAGTTTCTAGCAAAGTACAACGGCCCGTTTACAGGATCCATACACTTTTCAAGATGTTCTACTTCCTCAAGTGTATACCTGGTTTGAGCGTGAGCTTTCTTAACTAAATTACCGTCTAATGATTTTGCCATACTATTATTTAATGAAAAAAATAGGGCCCGGAGGCCCTATTTGAGTGTTTATACAATTAAGCGAATGTTAAACCAGTTAACGCTACGTCTGTAATTGTGATGTCGTTTTCGGCAACACCTAACGCTGCACCGATGACATCTTCTAGGTTTTCGTAAGAACCGTCTGCGCTTCCCGATGCTGCATATCCATTTCCTGCATCTGTTTTGTTAATATTAACTAATGCAACAAATTGGTTAGCACCAGATGCTGTTGGTTTACCAACATAATAAATTTCAGATAAAGACTGTAGGGCAAAAACTGCTTTAGCTAAATTACTGTTAGCTGCTGCGGGAGTTGTTGTAAAGTCAATTGTTGCAGAAACAACTTTAATTGCTTGTAATTTTGGAGTACCAAAACTAGTATATGGTCCAACGCCTGATGCGCCGTCACCTAATAATTTTCTTGCATTACTGTCGACGTTACCTGTTAAACCGCCACCTAATGCGTCGCCGTATAAATCTGCCATTATTTCGCTCCTTTAGCTTCTTCTAATCTACGCAGTAATTCTGCTCTAATAGAAGCACGTAATTCTTCGCCTTCCATGGCCATTGGATTGTCGCCTTGACGATAGCTGTGTTTAACCATTTGTTTAGGTTTGTTTAAATCATTACCGTCCGGAATAGCTGCGCTAACATCTTTAACTTCTGGCTCAGAACCTGGAACTGAATTTCCAAATGCTTCGTCTTCTTTATCTTCTTCGCCTTTTTCTTCAGGACCTTCTTCGCCGCCTACTTTTTCATCGTTGTCAGCATCCATATCAGGAAGCATTTTCAATGGGCCTTTGTCTAGATCGCCTAGACCGCCTAGCTTAGGCATACCGCCTTCTGGCTTGTCCATTGGTTCAATTTCAATGTGTGGCATACCGCCCATTGGAGCAGCAGGCTTATCCATACCTGGGTTAACTGCCTTGATTAAAGATAATAGTTCTTCAATATTATCTAAACCTTGTGCATTTAAGTTAACGCTCATACTTGGAGGAGGAGCATCTGGTTTACCCATATTGCCCATTGGGCTAGGAGGCATTTCTCCACACTCGTCTGTTACAACTGGAGCTGCCTCAACTGCTGGTTGATCAAGCTCTCTCATTCTTGCCATTAAATCATTAAAATTCATATTAACTCCCTAAGGCGCTCTTAACGCCTGCTTTGTCTTGTTTGGCCTTAGGCAGCTTGTATTCTGTCTGCACACCGTCTTTTTTGCGTTCCTTGGCGGCCTTTGCTAAATCTTTCAAGAAACTTTTATTAAAATCATCGCCGAAGTAGTCTTTGTGCTTTACCTTATCGTTGTAAGGCTCTGCTAATACTGATTCACCACTTGGTTCCATATCCGCTGTATTGTGTTCTACTTCGCCTGCATCACCACCGTTTCTGACTCTAAAATTAGATTCTGGAACAAAGTATTTTACGTGTTCTGCAAGCTCAGGAGCAGTAATTGGATATTCGCATACTACTTCAAATGTGTGAACTTCAACATTGCTTAGTTCCGGAAAATCTAGTGGAGTTGCTTGAATAGGTGTTTTAGATTTTTCAATGATTGCTGGATTTGCTTTTCCGATGCAATCTTTGAGTTCTTTAACAAAATTTTCAGGCAATTCGCCTGCTACCTTTAATCTAAAAGGGTAGCTCTTTTTGCTTTCGGCAAGATATTCTTTAAAAGTTTTCATAGTAGTATTTATGCTTTTCCGCCTAATTTTTTCAGTAGCTCATTGCGGTCTGTGATCACATACCCTTGGCCGTTGATAACATCGTTTGGATCGTTACCCGCATCGTTATCAATTTTTAATTTTTTAAGTTGTAGGTCAACAGCTTTTAATTTCTTTTCAATTTTGTTAGTTTTAGCAGTAATAGCGTTGCCCATCATAGAACTAGCTACTTCAAAAATACGACTAGCATAACGTACTTCTACGTTCATACCTAAATCCATAAGATCGTCGTAGGCCTGCTCTGCTTTTTTAGCTAGGTTATCTAGCTCGTTTTCGTCTAGATTTTCTAATTCTTGTATCTGCGGCAACGTGCTGGTAATTTTAGCTACTTCAGCATAACTATCATCTAAACTTTTAACCTGCTCGTGGGTTGGAACAGGAGTAGTATCTTCAGCAGCCTTTACAGCCTCAGCTGAATCTAAGTTAAAGAGTTCTTCAAGTTTCTTGGTCATACTTTACTTATTTCCGTTTGCCGCCTTGGTGAAAAATATCATTTTCACTAACTACTCGAAATCTAACACCCTGTTGTTTGCACCATTTATTTGCTGCTTCCCATTTGGCCATATTCTTAACATACTGTTCTTGGTTGTACAAGCTCTTGCCAACTTTTTCTAAAATAGTATGATTGCTAGGTTTAACTTCTACTACTTCGGCGTGTTTACTGCCATTCTTGTCAACATAGACAATAAAGAAGTCTGGGACATAGATTGTGCTTTTTCCTGTTAAGGGATCTCTATAAGGTATTTGTATACTTTCACTGGCCCAATTTTGTACGCCAGGATGTTCGTCAAGCATTCGCATAAAAACAAATTCCCAACTACTACGTGCCAAAGGAGTTTTTTTCCCAACATACTTGTCAGGATTTTTCATTTCAAATCTTCCCTGTGCAAATTTTGCCATTATGCTGCTATGTTTCTTATCTGAATAGGTTTGACGTCAGTTGTTCTAAATCCTAGTATAGAAGTTGGTACTCGATTGTTGTTTAAAACTTCACCTACTATTTGATTTAATTCTAAATAATTAAAATTTTTTAAAGTATCTAATAATTGACCCACAGGAATCGAATCTATTTTGGCCTGCCTTAACAAAGTCATTGCAACTACATCGGCAGCATCTTTTGAAAATCCCGCAGATTGAAAAAATGAATGTGCTAGGTCAATTTCCATTGACGAAAATTCCATCGGAGCTTCGCCATATCTTTCAAAAAATAGTTTTGTTCCGGCAGCACTATCTTCTACAACTTGACTGGGTAAATTTGTTGCCATATTAATTTCCTGTTAGATTTCTTTGTGATGCAGTAGTTGTATTTTCTGTTGATGCACTCTTTGGAAATATTGCGCCAACAACACCTCCAACTGTGGATACTGCTGATGAAATATTTCCAGGATTACTTAGAATATTAATTGCTTCAGATTTTAATTGTGCTGTAGATAATTGTTTAACATTTTTGTATGTGTTAACTGCTTTGATAGCAGTACTCATAAATCCACCCCAACTATCAAATGCTGTTCCGTCACCTACTGCACCGAACACTGATTCTAGTCCGTCTAGTACACCGCCTTCACCTGTTAGTGTGGCCACGCCTCCGCCGGCAACTGAGATAGGACTTGGTGTTGTATCGTAATGAAGATTTGCAAAACCTTTAGGATTATTGTATGACACAGTTCCTGCTGAATATTTTACAGCTTCGTATTCTAATGTCATTTGACTTTCATTAAATTCTGATGCAGAATAGTCCATAGCACCGTGTTGCCAAGATTTGATTCTTGGATTCACTAGTGTATATCCGATGAATCGTCGTCGACTCATTGTGTATATACTCACTGAATTAAAAAATGGATCGGATACATCGTTATCTAAACCGTATCGGAATAGATCTAAATTAGTGTTTGCAGGTCGAAGATGTGTAGCTGAATATGCTGCATTAGGATTCAATCTATCAGCAATATAATAGCCATAGTATATTGCCCATAACGCATTAACTACTCCGTCACTGTCGTCGTGTAAGGATATATTAATTGGCTCGTAGTTAATGCCTTTGTATACAAGTTTTTTTCTATTATATTGATTTTTAACAATAGAATCAAAATTAAATTTTGGTAAATCGCAAGACTTTACCAACATCCCAACTTCTTGAGAATTTTCATTTGACCATCCAGGAGACCTAATTGTATGTTTGTTTAAATCAAATCTAACATAGTATAAAAATTTAGTCTTGGGTGATAATCTAAAAGAATTATCAATGAATAGTCGTGTGGCGTGTTGCCAATTGGCTTGTTGTCCTTTGGGATTTAATAATCCTTCAGATACACCGGTAAGGAATCTAGTAAAGTAGTTGGCCATATTAATATTTATGCCACAAAAAAAGCCCGGTTTAACCGAGCTCTTTTTGAACTAACGTTAATTAAGCGCCGCCTGTTGCGCCTGTTACAGCGTTTCCAATTGTACGTCCTACTGCTGCACCAATACCACCGATTGGGCTTGTTGCTGCTGCACCTGCTGCAAACTGTACTAAGTTATCGTAGGCAATTGTTAAAGCAACTGTCATATGTTCGTTAGTAGAGTAGTTAGCATCGCCGTAGTCTACGTTTTGTAGGAAGCAACCATACATTTCAAAAGTTTCTAATGTTTCTGGAGTTAATGTACCATTACCACCATCTAACACTTCGATACGTGTTGTAAATTTATAGTCAATACCTGAACGAGCGGATGCCTGTTCCATAAAGTCATATTGTTTCTGGATTTGTTGACCAACTAATTTCTGAACTTGACCGCTAGCATCATCACGTAATGTTAATGTTACGTTTTCTAATGTATGCTTGCCTGCAAGTTTCACCTTTGAGTTATAGATGTCTAGTGTCATTTCTTCAAATGAAACTTTTGGTCTAGTAACGTCTTGAACTTGCTTTGTCAATTCAGTTGCTGCTGCAACACCAAATCCTAGCAATGTAACACGGAATCGATATTTCAACTTAGGCATTAGAAGCACCTGAGTGCTTCCTGCCTGATTAGTTGTTGGAATACCAAAATTGTTTAGTGATGTAATTGACATTTTTAAATCTCTCCTGTGTTCTTGACACGTAATGGGATGTAAATGAATTCAACAGCCTTAACTGGTTCAATTGCAATGTCAACATATAGTTCATTACGATCGATTCTGCTAGGAGTGTTGTTGCTTTCATCACAAACAACTGCGAAGTCATAAATTGCTCTCAAACCTACCAACTCTAATAACAAACTTTCTGCTGCCTGTTTGATCTCATCACGTGTGATCTTGTCATTTGGTTCAAAAATGTATGGACGAGCTAGTTTGTTCAACTGGCTGCGTAGGTATACAACTAAACGTGCTACGTTGATTCTGTCTAATGCAGAAGCATTTCTTGCACGAGTCTTTTGACCATATGCAACTAAACCTACACCATTAAAGAATGGAATTGGGTTAATCTTTAGATCATATAGTGTATCACGTTGACCTTCGTTTAGAGCTACGGTCTGGAATTCACCTGTCATTGCGTCAATATAACCAACTGCTGTTGCGTTAGTAATACCACCGCGTCTTGTACCTGCTGGAGCAAACCAAGGATAACTTACGTTGTCACTTAGTGCGATTGTTTTCAACATCATATGTGATGCTGGAACAACTGCGCCTGCACCGCTTAGGTCTGTTGTGTAACCGTTTGGATAGTAAGTTGCTAGATATTCGTCATATGTAACAATACCATCATCACCGTTGTCTGTTACTAGGTTAGCGTTAGTACCCCAAGTTGTTAGGCTTGTTGCATCTGCTGCTAAACGCAATGGTGTGTCACCAATTACAAAAGCTGTAATTCCACGGTCAATGTTTAAGTTAACTAGGTTGCTCATTAGCTCAGGATATCCTGGGCAAGCAATCAAGTTAAAGTTGCGACGTTCTGTATCACGGATTTCGCTGCTTGTATCAACAACACTCTTAAGAGCTTGTGTAACAACCTTACGTTGTGCGTGACGACCAAATGTACCAGAACCGTCTTCGTTATTACCAGATGCTGTCACCCAACGATCTGTCCAATACGCTTCCATTGACAAACCAGAACCGCTTACAAATGCACTACCTGCTAGGGTAGCTGTACTTGTTCTTGGGTTATCGCTAGCTGTATCAATGTAACCGTTCATATATTTCTTAACGTTTCCGCCGCTTCTGCGTAGATTCCATAGCAACATACCTTTTGGATATAGTGCTGGATCTGGAGCGTCTGGATCTAAGAAGTTATTCTGCAATAGGTCTTCGATAGTAGACATTGCATTTGTTGTGCCTGTTGTGTTCCAACGTGCATCAGCAAACAAGATACCCTCTTCTGTTGTTTGATCAGTTTTATCAACTAATTCCCAACGTTGAGAAACATCCGCAATATCAGTTAGATTATTATTAAATCTGTAGATAGTTGGGAAGTTTTCCATATCGGCTGTGCTGATCCATAGGTCACCTGTTTGTGTGCTGCCTGCTTGATATGGATTGCTAGCTGAAACTAGTGGAGCATAACCAATTCTTGTTGATGTCGCGCTTTCTGCGTACTGAGCAGAAGCGTGTCTATAACCAACCCAAGTTGCGCCATTGTGTACCATAACGTCAACTTCTGAGAAGTTAGGGTTGTACCACATTTGTCCATCTTGTGGCTCATTTAATGGAGCATCACCGCTTGCTGCAAATCTTGGATTGCTTGCTGCCAATGGCATCCAACCAGAAGCTAGATAATCATATCCTGCGGCTGATTGAGCTTCATATAAGTTTTCAGTTCCAGATAATGTGTTGATACTATAAGGTGTAAACAATCCACCAATTGGGCTACCTGTTCCGTCTGTTAGACTGAAATCTCCGCCTAGTTTGTGTGAAATAACCAACTTAGCTGAGGTTGAACTTACTGTTGTTACAGAAGCTACAATGTTGGTAAATCCTGCTGCGTTAATTGCTGTTGCAATTGCATCAGCATCTTCGCTGTTGCCAGCTGCTGAGAAATTAATTGTAACTGCTGTGTCTAAAGTTGCTTGTCCTTTTAATGATTCTGCTAGATCAAAACTGTATGGGCCGGCAGCTAGTGTGCTGTCTTTAATAACTGCTGATGTAATGCTTGTTACAGCATTTGCAGAAACGTTTCTTTTCCATACTCTAAATTCAGCAGTTTCTGGAGTTGCATCAAATCCAGCAGCTTCTGTAGCATTTGATTGTACAAATAAAGAATCTTTGGAAATATTTGCACCACCGCCACTACGATCTAGATAATAGTTTGCTGCACCAGTTGATGTGTGGATTGGAGCTTCGTATGATGCCCAAGAAAGTGTTCCTGCGCTCCAACGCTTAACTCTCCAACGAGCGCCGTTGTTTGGTTCAGTTGTTTTAATCCATACAGAACCAGTTGGGTTTCCGCCGACTGTGCCAACGTTGTCAGAAATCTTAAATGCTGGAACAGAAGTATGTGGAGTTTGTTGTAATGCTGGGCTCAAATAAGTACCAGCTGTGATACCCAATG